CAAATCATGCTGCGCTGGTCGGATGACGCGGGCCACACTTGGTCAAACGAACACTGGTCGCCAGTTGGCAAGATCGGCGTCTATCAACAGCGGGTGTTTTGGCGGCGGCTGGGGATGACCTTGAAGTTGCGTGATCGGGTCTACGAAGTATCTGGGACCGATCCGGTCAAGACAGTGATCATGGGCGCAGAGTTGATTTTGAGCGGCACAAATGCCTAACGTGACGCCGATCACGCCGCCGCGAGTACCGCTAATTGATCCTCGCACGGGGTTTATTGATCGCGCTTGGTATTTGTTCTTTCTGTCTCTCAACAACGCGGCTGTAGAAGTCTACGACAACCCTGCCGTTGGGCCTAGCCCAGAATCGTTGATTGCGTCTTATGCTGCCGAGCTTCAAGAGTTAACGCAGAACGTAGATAGCCAACCACTGCCAGTTGATTCTAGCGCAGAGCTAATTAAACAGCTTGATGCGTTTGGGTTAGAAAATCAGTTGGCTGCGCTTTTGCCGCAGATTGCGGAGTTACAAAAGCAGATTGATGGGTTGCAGGTTCAACCAGTTGTGGACGTTGGTGCTATTAACTCGGCGATTGCTGCTTTATACAGCGCACCAGTAACGTACACGGCAAACTTTTTGATTGCGGCTACAGATGTATGGATCATCAACAACAAGTCTGGCTCGTCTTGCACCGCGACGCTGCCCGCCGCGTCTAGCTATTCAGGACGGGTTTTGCATTTCCAGAACTACCAATCGCAGACGCTGATCTCGGCTTCAAGCAACGTAGTGGCAATTGGTGGTGGTGCTGCTAACACTTCAATCCTGCTGGCAAGCGCAGGGGATCAATGTACGCTTGTTTCTAACGGTACAAACTGGATAATGATGCAGTATGTGCCTAACAATATTCTGCTTCTGGAGTAACTAATGGTTACCGTCAAAGTTCTAGTTCCGGCAAAGTTTGCCGAAAATACGCAAACAACTCAGTACACCGCGACTGGCGTCACCGCGATCATTGACAAGTTTACAGCGACCAACATCAGCGCTTCCGCTGCTACAATCTCTGTCAACTTGGTCACAGTAGCTGGATCTGCCGGAAACACCAACTTGATCACCAAGACCAAGACGCTTGCCGCGTCTGAGGTCTATACGTTCCCAGAGTTGGTCGGTCAAGTTCTAGGAGTTGGCGACTTTATCAGTACAATTGCAGGTACGGCCAGCGCGATCAATATCCGGGTTTCTGGGCGGGAGGTAACATAATGAGTTGGCTTGACAGTCTTGCCCCAATCTTAGGCGGCGTCGGTGGATTTTTAGTAGGCGGTCCTGCTGGCGCAGCAATAGGCGCTACATTAGGATCTGGCATTAGCGGCGCGTCTGCTGCTCAAAATGCAGCCAATACGCAAGCGCAAGCAACTCAGGCGGCGCAAGATGCTCAAGAACGGATGTTCAACAAGCAACTTGAGTTGCAAGAACCGTTTCGTCAAGCAGGCATCGGCGCGCTTAACAAACTGATTCCGTTATCTGACTATACAAAGTTTGGCATGGATCAATTCCAAGCCGATCCTGGCTACGCTTTTCGACTGTCGGAAGGAATGAAAGCACTTGACCGCACGGCAGCAGCGCGTGGCGGGTTGTTGTCTGGCGCTACGCTTAAAGGAGCGCAGCGTTACGGTCAAGATCTTGCATCGCAAGAATATACAAACGCTTTTAACCGTTACCAAACTGAAAGAAATGCTCAACTTAACCCGCTGCAATCATTAGCCGGTGTTGGTCAGACTGCAACTGGAGCGTTGACTAATGCAGCGCAACAGTTTGGCGCTCAAACGGGTCAAAATTTGCAAGATATAGGAACCGTCCGCGCCTCTGGTTATCTTGGTCAATCAAACGCGCTATCTAGTGCACTTGGGTCGGCGGGGCAAATGTATCAGTACGGACAGCGTACAAATGCGTTGGCTGATTTATATGGCAGAAATAAACCGTCTCTTGGCTACGACTGGGGTTAATCATGGCACTTCGACCTCTTGACCCGTCAATCGTCAACGCTTACCAAGCTACCAAATTCAATATGCCAGATCCTTTGCAGGATGTGGCGGCTATGGAACAAATTAAAAACGCTCGGATGTCTCGTCAAATCCGTGAGCAAGATTTGGCAAGTGAAAATGAGTCTAGAACATTTTTGACAGACATACAAAACAGAATTAAACAAGAGGGTGGTCCCGGTCTGCGTGAAGCAGTACCGCAAATGCTTGTTCACCCAAACCTTAAAATTAGACAAGCTGCGGGAGCAATTCAAGAACATCTTGATCGTCTTGATCGGTTGGCTGAGTACAAAAACCTTAACCCAGAAGATCAACCAGTTGCCCCAACTACCGGCGCAACGGTATCACCATATATTGCGCCAAAACTTTCTTTGCTTGAGACAGGGCCAGAAGGCGCTGCCCCACGCACGTTTCAAAACGCGCCGCCGGGAATGGCGGGGGTTACTGTAGGGACTGCTGAACGCGGTGGCAATGTTAGCCCTGCTGCTGCGGCGTCTACTAATGCTTTGATTCCTGAAGAATTTAAGCAAAAAATACAAAACGAGTTAGCTAGAGCAGAAAAATTTGCTAGGTACTATGAACTTCAAGCAGCGCGTGATCCTAAAGGATTTAAAGACGAAGCAAAACAAGCCCGCGAATACGCAAATTCTTTACGGAAAATGCAATCTATTGAGCCAAACAGATTGCTGATGATGGGCGACGTTTCTATGCTGACGCCTCCTGCGCCGGAAGGAATGCCGGCTGATCAACGAATGTTTAATGCGTACATGAATATGACGCCTGAACAACAGGCAGCGTTTGATAGATTTCAAAAGTCTAACAAACCAAATACAAGTGTAAATCTAAGCGTTTCAACAGAAGGAAAATATGGCGGGGCTTTTGCTGGGAAACTTGCAGAAAGCGATATTAACTTAAGAGACGCCGCAGCAAACGCACCAGATGCGGCAAGAAATGCAAACAGAATTCTTGAAGTTTTATCTACTGGGAACATAATTGCAGGACCCGGAGCGGAATGGAAACTAAAAGCCGCAAAATTATTGAATGCTTCTGGTTTGCCGGGGTTTGTTGGGAAAGACAATACGGAGTTAATTTCTAACACCGAACAGTTGCAAATGGGTTTGGCGTCTCAAACTTTGGATGCAATTAAAACTTCTGGTTTGGGAACTGGGGCAGGGTTCACAAATGTTGACCGCGACTTTTTGGAAAAGGCAAAAAGCGGCAACATAGATATGACGCCGGAAACTTTGCGCCGAACCGCTGAATTGGCAAGAAGATCAGCAGAAGCAACTGCCGAAAAATGGAACACAAGAATTCAACAAATACCAAGATCTGCTGTTCAAGGTACTGGTCTTTCTGTTGAACCCGTTGTTCTGCCTAGTAAATCTGAATCTAGGAAATCCGTAGCATCAGACATACCTCAAGCCGCCATAGATTTCTTAAAGAAAGGTCTAGGAACAAGAGAACAATTTGACGCTCAATTTGGCGCAGGCTCGGCTAAAAAAGTTCTGGGGAATTAAATGGCTGAAAATCCGTTTGCCCAATTTGTTAAGCAAACCAACCCTTTTGCCCAGTTTGTCACGCCTAAAGCAACGCCAGCAGACATCCCTGGCGCTATCCCACAACCAGAACTTGCCCAAGAACCATCTTTCTTTGAAAGAATAGGTGCAGCGCCGGAAACGGCAGCAAGAATGATCTACGGTGGTCTGACTGGGTTGGCCGCAGCGCCTATTGGTTTAGGCGCTGAAATATTTACTGGTACTCCCAAAGAGGAGGTTGCTCGTAAAATTACGGAGTTGGGTAACGAAGTACCAATCAGTCGGGCTGCACAAGCCAACCTACAATCGGTTGGCAATTTAATGCCAAACCTCCCCGCGTTTGTGCCAGCCGTTGGCCAGGCGGGGCAAATTGCCCAAACAGCTAACGCGCTTGCCGCTCGCGCTACTCCAGCGGCACAACGTGCTGTTCAGACTGTACAGAATGCTCTGATGCGGACGCCAGAAACGCAAGCAACCCAACCATCTACGTTTCCTGCTGCGCTTCCAATTTCGCCTGCTGCACCTGCTGCAAGCGTTGGCGCTCAACGAGCCAAGAACAATCCGTTTTCTGGTATCACCGGGGAAGAAACTGCTAGAGGCAATTTCCCTTCGGTCAAACAATCAAAAACTGCAGCAGATGTTGCGATCCCAGAACAAGAAACTAGGGCAACGATTGCCGCAGAAATTCTTGGTGATGTTAACCGTATTCGCCCTGGCGTCTTGACTGGTAACGAAAACACGCTGCGTACAGAGTACACAGAAGCCAAGATGCCGCAACCAACACCGAGCGGCGAGTTGCTCAAGCGTCAGTTGGCTGACGAACAAACTGCTCTTAGTCGCTACGCTCAACAGCGTGTTGAAAACACTGGGGCCAGCCGTACCTTGATGAACCCGTATGAACGCGGAGAACGGATCAACAGTGCATTGTTTCCGACAAACCCAATTGAAGAGCCATATCAAGGTCTGACTGGCGCTTTGAATTTAGAAAAACGCAATCTTTACAACGAAGTCAAGTCAAAAGTTGGGGCAAATCCAATTCAATCCACTCACGTTTCGGACCTTCTCAAAGACCAACAGTTTAGGGCTGGCCTTGGGTTGAAAGGAAACGAAGGGGTTGCTTCAAGCGCAGAGAAACTAATCAATTTGGCGAGAACAACTGGTTTTAGAGATGATTCTGGAGTTGTACACGCACCAAACACGGTTGACGCTTGGGTTGCAGTTCAAAAATCGTTGAATCAAGACTGGACGCCAGACAACGCTAGGGTTATCAAAAGAATCAACGAAGCAATTGAAAAAGACATTGGCGCTGCCGGCGGCATTGAGTTGTTGAAAAAAGCAGATAATTTGCATCGCGTTCAAAAAACTCTTTTTGAGTCAAAAGGTATCAAAGATCTATTTGGTTCTGTTGATCCAAACGGAGTTCAGACAGGCGTGGATTTTGAAAGAATTCCGCAGAGAATGAACAGTATGCCGTTTGATCAGTGGCGTCACATTTACGATTTGGTTGATTCGGTTGCTAACGGTAAAATTCCTAAATCACCAGATTTTGTTGTCAGCCCAGAACTTCAACAAGCCGCTGCCGCTGCTAGAGCAGAGATCAAGGGCAACATTGCAAGAGAAATCTACGAGTCTGGGTCAAAAAGGGCTGGCGTCTGGAACGCTGAAGACGCAAACAAAACGATGAACGCTAGAGATCAAAAGATTAGACACGCTTTTGACCCTGATGAGCAACGAGCCTTTCACGTTCTCAACTACGGCGGTTACTTAATGCCAGGTTCTCTTCCATATGAAGGCGCTGGATTGCAAAGTAAAAGAGTTAGCGGAATTGTTGGTGCTTTACCTACTACTGGGCAAGAACTTGGAGCGTTATCTGGTGTTCCATTTGCTTCTACGGCAGGAAGATTTGCTGGGACAAAACTTCAAGGATTTCTTGGTGGTAAAAACGAACTGAAACGAGCGCAAGAACTTGAAGCTCAAATGACTCAAAATGCTTTACTTGGACAAAAACGCAGGACCCCATGATGGTTACATTATCTGAAGTTGATCACAAGATTGATGCCCACGTTGACATCTGCGCGATTCGGTACGAAGGTATTGAAAAAGAAACGCGGGGTATCCACGCCCGGATCAAGCGGCTAGAGCAGATCTTGGTTACCGGATGCGGGTCAATCATCCTGCTGTTGCTGACCATACTGACTAGAGGTCATTAAAAAGTCATCATCAGTTCGTAATATGAAGTTCCTTTTCTTGGAGCCTGACATGAAAGACGACATCCTTGCCGCGATCAATGACTCTGAGCCAGTTGACGCCTTGAACGCTCTGTTCTCGGTGGCCTTCTTGGTTGCTAAAGCATCAAACATCAACGAGTTCACCCTGTCTTCGCTGTTTTCTTCAACCGCTGACGCCCTCTTCCAAGCCCATGCTGAAGAAGAAGACGAAGAAGAAGTTGAAGCAGAAGAGTTTGACGAACAGACCGACGAGTAATGATCTGGCCCCCCGATGACCTCGGGGGGTCACCCAACCGCAACAAAACTGTGATATTTGCTGTGGTTCTTCTAAAAGGATGAAGAATCATGAAAATGAAAATCACAGACGAAGAGTTTTTGCGGTTATGGGATGAGCACAAATCACCAATCAAAGTAGCTAAAGCAACTGGCCTTTCTGAACGCCGCGTCCACACTCGGCGGCGCAGATTAGAAAATAAGTTGAACCTCAACTTATCAACAGGCAAACCAATCCACATTCAGAAAGCCAGACACGAAGCTGGCCTGACTGATGGCATCGCCATCATTTTTTCTGACGCGCACTTCTGGCCTGGGATTAGGACAACCGCCTTCAAGGGATTGTTATGGGCGATAAACGAACTTAAACCGCACGTTGTAGTCGCCAACGGCGATATTTTTGACGGAAGCTCAATTAGCCGTCACGCTAGAATAAATTGGAGCAGCGTCCCAAACGTAAAGCAGGAACTGCAAGCGTGTCAGGAGGCGCTTAAAGAGATTGAAGACGCCTGCGAGAAGGCGCGGCATCACACGCAACTGATCTGGCCGTTAGGTAACCATGACTCGCGCTTTGAGTCGCGCCTGTCCGAAGCTGCACCACAATTTGAGGGGGTTGGCGGCACGGCGCTTAAAGATCACTTTCCCAAATGGCATCCGTGTTGGAGTTGCTGGCTGTCGGATAACGTAGTGATTAAACATCGCTACAAGAGCGGCGTTCATGCGACTCACAACAACACCGTGAATTCTGGCGTCACGACTATCACCGGCCACTTGCATAGTCTCAAGGTCACGCCGTTTGGGGACTATAATGGGACTCGATGGGGCGTTGATACTGGTACGCTTGCTGAGATTGATGGGCCGCAGTTTATAGACTACCTTGAAGACGGCCCGGTCAACTGGTGCAGCGGGTTCGCGGTTATAACGATGAAAGACAGCAAACCGCTATGGCCTGAGTTGGTCAGCAAGTACGCAGAAGGTATCATCAACTTCCGTGGTCAACTTATTGATGTGAGTAAATTCTGATGGACGCATTTGAACTTATCCTAAAAGCGTCGCCAGCGATTCTTGCGCTGATCACGTTGATTGTCGTCCTAGCCAAGCTCGACCTGCGCGTCGCGGTGCTTGAGGAAAAGGTCAAGACGCTTTTTGACCTCATCAACAAGAGACCACACAATGGCTGACTTCAATCCCGCTTTTGACAAGATGATCGTCGATGAAGGCGGTTACGTTCTACACACTGTTGCCGGGGATACCGGGGGGATGACTTATGCTGGAATTGCTCGAAACCCAAACCCGCACTGGCCCGGCTGGAACCTCATTGACAACGGCGCTGTTGATAACCCGCTCCTCACTAGTATGGTTCGCAACTTTTATAAAGTTGAGTTTTGGGATCGTGTCCGAGGGGATGAAATTACGCAGCAAGTTGTTGCAGAAAACATCTTCAATTTCGGCGTAAACACCGGCATCAAAGTTGCGGTCAAGCTCGCGCAGTTGATCGTGGGCGCTACCCCAGACGGCGCTGTTGGCAACGTGACCTTGCAAAAGTTCAACAATGTTGAACCAGAAGCGTTTAGAAAATCCTACGCACTTGCCAAAATTACCCGATACGTTGACATCTGCAATAAGAACCGCACGCAGTCTAAGTTTCTGTTGGGCTGGTTAAATCGCACTCTGAAAGGACTCAAGTAATGGACTTGATAGGTATCGGGTCAATCATCGAAGGAGTTGGCAAAGTTGCAGGTGATCTCATTACGACCGACAAGGAGAGACTTGAGATGGCGCTCGAAGAGCGCAAACTCGCTCTGGAGGAAAAGAAAATTGATCAAGCCACCGATCTCGCCCAGGTGGACATCAATAAAATTGAAGCTGCGTCTACTAGCGTATTTGTCTCTGGCTGGCGTCCTGCTGTTGGTTGGGTTGGGGTTGCTGGCCTAGCCTACCAGTTCCTCGGCTACCCTCTGATGCAATGGATCTGGGCGTTTGGGCAGGGCGTTGACCTGATCCCGAAAGGTCTGGCCGCACCGCCAGACCTCCAAGTTGAACAGTTGATGACGTTACTCGCCGGTCTTCTTGGTTTTGGCGGGATGCGGAGCTTCGAAAAATCCAAGGGCGTCGCGGCGAAGTAAGTCGCGGTAGGCGTTAATCGCCGTCTTTAAGTCGGCGTTTAGTGCGTCAATCTCCGCATTAAGCAGCGCCAGCCGCTGGTTTGCTTCTACTGCAAACTTGACAAGGTTGTCATACTGCCACGTTTCAAAATTAGCCATGAAATTCCTTTCTGGGTAAGTTTCTAAGAATATACGAGTACTCTGGCTCTACCGAAGGAGGGCCGATATTAAAAACAAAATACCTTCTGTTTTCTTCTCCAACTTCACGTTTGGAGACGGAACCATTAGCGCACAAACGGTTCAGTATTCCAAACAACGCTTTGGGCGTTACACCTGGCACTTTCATTTCTTTCCTTGCCATCTCTCCATGTTGACTCAAGTAATCAAGAACCTTCTGTTGGCTCATATTCACCTCAAAACAATGCGTCTGGTACGTTAGATAGATCCAGCTTCGGTTTGCGCTGGCGTTTGATTTTCTGGACGATGTGTGGGTACGGCGGCATATGCCAGACCCACCGCACTACGTTGCCTTCGTCGTCAAGGATTCCGTATCTCATTTTTCTCCCGCAGCTTGGCCTCAACATCTTTAACTAATTGAACCAAAGCCGGGGTGTCTTCGTAACTAGGCCACCAACTTGGCAAGGATTTGATCTCCTCATCCGTCAGACCGACCCACTGTGGACAGCAATGACCGCACCGGGGGCAATCAATCACATGGGGGGTCACATCGGGGGTGACTTCGGGGGTCTTTGGTTGCGACAGCCTATCGCGCAAAGCAAGAATGGTTTTGCAAATCAAACAATCGCATCCGTGCAAGTTCTCTGGTTTTGTTTCTTCTGATGCGTATTGCAGGGCCTCTAGCGCCTTTTGCATTAGTTCGCGGTCAGTCATTTCTCTACCCTTTGTCGGAAGGTTTCAAGCACATCATCAGTACAGCAAATGCCTTCGGTGTCGCTGTTGTCTAGCACTATCAAGCGACACGCCTCCCGCTCATGCGCGGCAACAAGGGCGGCGAAGCGTTCAAACCCCTCAAACCCAACGATATCTACAACCCCATCGGCAAACCCAGCCTCCCGCGCTATGCGGATGATGTCTGATCTATTGATACAAGACGCAGGGTTTTGTGCTGATAGATCGTCAATCATTTCCAACTACCTCCCCGCGCCGTCATTTGACCGGCCAAAAACGCAGCCTTATACGCACCATCATTGGTGTTGGCACGCATCAACTGTTCTTTAAGATGAATGATCTCAGCTTGAGATTGCTTGTCTGCCGCATCCCACGCCGCAACCCACGCTTCGTACATATACGCTTCCTTTGGTGTGTAACTGCCAGCGGGGACCGTTTTGTGAATCTTGGACCACCACTCGCGCCATGCTTCTGCTTTGTTCATAGCCGTGCCTTTATTAAGATTTTGAGTTCTGCGCTGCTAAACGCCCTGTCTTTACCTTGGAAGATGATTTTTTCAGTCCACGGTCTTGACCACAGGCATTGAAGTTCTGGGACGGCACGGGAGTTAAGCAACTCCTCGGTTGTGTACATAAACCCACCCAATCCCACCCATTTGTGCGGCTCAATAAAATGTGGCACAACAATCTGCTCGCTGTTGGGCAACCTGAATACAGGCTCCAAGGCGTAGTCAGAAAAACGCTGAAGCATCTCAGCAAGGCTAAAGTTAACTTTGAACTCTGGTTTTTGTTTCTTGGTCATTTCTGCTCTCCAATTTTGGTTTTGGCATCGTCAAACCCATACCCCACAATGACCCGATGCCCGCAGCCCTGTAGGTAATCAATCCAATCTTTTTGTTCCGGTCTTAACACACCTCCTTTTTGGCGTTTCATCTCAATCCACAAACCCCACGACGGCACAAACAAGTCAGGAACCCCGGCGCTAACGCCTTCGGTTTTGAGCCTTGCCGCCACGCTAATGCTGCGCTTTTCCCCGTTTGGGATAGCGAAGATGCGAACGTCTGGATACGTCTGGCGAAACCATCGCACCAGTTCGCGTTGTTCTTCGTGTTCAGTTGGTACGCTCATTTCCTTTTCTGGTTGTGGTTATTTTTACAGAATGATGATCGGCTTTTAATGTTTGAATCCCGCCAAAACTTTCAGCAAGATGATCTGCAATTAGCTCGTGAAACCCATCCTGATACCAGTGGTCAATATGTTTAAGCAACTCCTCAACTGCAATAATTTGCTTTGTTTCTATCTTTAATTCATACAAAATTCTAATTTTGTTCACAGGGCATTTGCAATAGAAAGAAGTTTCGTAAATGTTCATAATAAAGTCTTTTGAGTTGGTTTTACTTTCCATTGCAAGGTTGGCGGGTTGGTTGCATCTATTCTTTTTGCCATACAACCAGCGCATTGCACATAACCAGAATGGTTGACTGCAACATTGGTAGAGTCTGCGCTTGCTAACGGCCATGGGCCTTCAGATTGTCCCAACATCCTCATGCCGTGAACCCAAGGCACAGACCCAAAAGTAATGGCAAGTTGGTTGAACGCCTCGTCCATTCTGGCGGTCCATTTCTGCGTTCCGATCTGCCAATACTCACCAGCTGACCCAAAACAGACGCGACCCCATTGGTCGCAAAGTTCAAGAAGGTAATCAATCGAAAGACCAAGATGCCAGACGGGGATCCCAAACTCTTTGCGAAACGGCCAAGATGCCACCATCTCGCGCTGCTGCTCAACCGTACCGTCAATGACATCCGGCACAACGCCCCAATTTGGATGACGCAAGATTGGCTCAACCCATTTGTAAAACCCATCGCGGTCAAACTGCAAACCACGAGTCTTGGCGCTAAACGCCCCGTTGTCTAACATCAACGATTGTCCCAACCGAAGGCAACGCTCCAACTGGTCTGGTCTGGCGTAACTGACGCAAAAATGCTTGCCTCCCATCGTTTCAATAGCTCGGTTGGGGGTAATAGGCGTTCCATGATAATGAATCATCACCACTTCCTGCTCACAACCCTAAAGAATTTTCCATCGCGCTTGTACTCAATGGATACTGGGGGAAACCCTTGGTTCATCTGCGCCACAACATAATCAACCGCGTCTGACTCGGCGACTTCGTTGATCTGATTTAGTACTGTTTGGGCTTTGTTAGCGATGTAATACAGCGTACCCAACGCCTTCTCACCGGCAAAACCAGAATGCAGTATTGGCAGGTATTCGGTGATGGGCGTATCACTCAAGCCACCGTAGTAGGTGATTGACACCATTAGCTTGCCGCTGGCCTGACTAACGTGCCGCCGCCAAGACCAGTCGGTGACCGCCATCTCGGTCCCGCTGTCGCCCATAATGTCGTCATACTGTAGCCTTAGTTTCTTAGGCTCAACAGCGGGGAAATCCGTTCCGCAAGCGGGGCATACGCGCACCGCCAGCGCACAGATCTCGTTGCAGTTGTCGCATACCTTGACCGGGGCAGTACCGTCGCCAGAACCGCCTTTCTTTGGTGGTTGCACGTTGGTGATCGGGCCATGCGTTGCAACCACCTTGGCAAAGTCCAGCACCAAGCAATGATCGGTGTGGCTTTTAGGACGCATCCCTCGACCGGCCATCTGAATGTACAACCCAGGGGACATCGTTGGCCGCAGCATTGCAATCAGGTCAATGTCTGGATAGTCAAACCCTGTGGTCAGCACGTTGGCGTTGGTCAACGCCTTGATCTTTCCGGTCTTGAACTCCTCAATAATCTTCTCGCGTTCTTTCTTGGGCGTTTCGCCGGTCACACACTTGGACGGCACACCCCAATAGTTTAGGATCTCGCAGACGTTCTGGGCGTGGGATACGCCGGTACAAAAGAACAACCAATGCTGCCGATCTTCTGCCAACGCAATCACCTCGCTGACCACGCGCACGTTTTGGTCTTTGGTGTTGACCGCCTTCTGTAGCTCGCCTTCAACAAACTCACCACCACGCTTGGCAACGCCAGTGGTATCTAACGCCGTTGACGTTAGCTTGGAGCGCAGCGGAGCAAGGTGCTTTTTGAAGATCAACTCTTCAATCGTTACTGGTTCAATTAGTGCGTTGAAGATTGCCGGCTCATCGGTGATCATGCCGTGGCCTAGCCGGTACGGCGTAGCAGTCAGGCCAATGACACGCAGGTTTGGGTTGATGCGATGTAGCTGGCGCAGCAGATCACGATAGCCGCCCGTGTCCTTATGGTTTACTAGGTGGCATTCGTCAATGATCACCAGATCAACGTGGTCAATCTGCGCCGCCTTGTCCCGCACAGACTGAATGCCAGCAAACGTGATCGGCTGGTGTAACTCACGCCGCCCTATGCCCGCGCTATAAATACCAAGCGGGGCGTCCGGCCAATGTACGTACATCTTCTCGGCGTTTTGCTCAATCAGTTCTTTAACGTGGGTCAACATCAAGATGCGAGTCTCAGGCCACTTGGTCAGCGCGTCTTCGCAGATAGCGGCAACGATGTGGCTCTTGCCTGAGCCTGTGGGCAACACCAAACAAGGGTTTCCCAAGTAGCCGGCAAGAAACCAGTTGTACAAGTCGGTAATGGCCCGCTGCTGGTAGTCACGAAGGATCATCCAACTACCCGCGCATCAAACATCTTCCGAAACTCAATCATCCTTTCGTCAGACTCAGCACAGGCTTGCGCGTTGGCAACCAGTTCCTTAGACCCGTACACACTATCACTTGGCTCACCGTTAACCACTTCCTTGCCTTTGATGACGTAGATCGTCTGCCACTCGTCACCGGCCTCCTTGCGCTGCCACGGGACCATATCAGGGTGCAAAACATGGGCGTTGCAACCCTCACGCTGCCATTCCACCGGAATCTCGTTACCAGCATGGCGCTCACAGATCCACTTGGAATCCTCGGTCGCAGTGCTATGGGCGCAGGTGCGGCAGTTGACCTCTTTGGTCAGGCGGTCGCCGTGGCAGAACTCATGCGCCGCACACCACTTGCATTGATACCAGCTGGGGTCTGCGCTTAAAGGCTCAGGCATCCGGTCAGACAATGCAATCCGCTTACCACGGGCTATTGCGTTTTCGGCAACGCCTTTGTCGTACTCCACCCGCTCGGTATAAATTCTGTCGTCATCTTTGCAGACAGCCACATACAACGCCCTGTCAATACCAGTGCCGTGCATATAAGACTGCATTTGCACAAAGTGATCAAACTTTGCACGCTCCACACCCTTGTCTTCAACTTGTTCAAACGATTTTTTGTTGTGTGTCTTGTACTCACAAACGTGTTTCTTCTGTGGCGCTCCCGGCACTCCAGATAGTGCGATGTCATCTATGCTCCCGCTGATGTGACAACCAAAGTCAACACGCTCTTGCGCCGTCCCTGGCTTGAACTCAATGCCTATGGCTTGGAGATCATCCTTGATCGTGGCTTCTTCGTTCTGGCCGCGACGAAACATCCGTAACACGCGACCTTCAAACTTGGATGCCACGGCCCATCGGAACGACAGCCATAACCAACGGTCGCAAGCGTGACCCAACTGACTTGCGCCAAGATGCGCTCTAGGCTTCTCAGGTTTGCTTGCGTGGTATTGGTCTACAAGTTCTGGGATGCTATACTGAGCGTCAGGTATTTTCATTTCGTGCTCTCTCCTTGGTATCGATTTGCCCCGGCACTCCACCGGGGCATTTTTTTGCCTGTTACTTCTTAGCCCACGGTGGCGCTGCCTTCACACCAGAAGCCGGCACCGATGGTGCAGCCTTAGGTGCAGGTGCAGCACCGCCAGACAACGACTTAAACCCCTTAACCTCGTTGCTGTTGCCGTACTGCTCAGAGATCCGAATATCCAACTTGATCAACAAGTTGCCGCCGATCATCTGATCCGTATCTTTTAAGCTGGTCAGGCCAATCGCTCGCATGATCTCGCCAAGCTGCTGGCGTCCGATCTCTTCGGCCTTCGGGTTTGGGTTGCGTACATTCAAGTTGCCAAACACAACACGCCCCTGATGCGTTGGGCCTTGGATGTCATAGCGAATCTTGATGTACTTTCCGTTGCCCATCTTCGTTGGCATCACTTCTGCGTTGGAGATTGTTGCGGTGTACCAGCCAGCGGGCAGGGGTTCAAAGTTGCGCTCCGACTGAGGTAGCGAGGCAACGTCAAAGGTTTCGTCTAAAAGCATTTCACTTCCTTGTGATGGTGAACGATGGGCGACCGGGCTTGGCAGTAATCGCTGCCGCAAACGGTTTGGTGATTGACTCGTCTGTTGCTTTCCAGACGGTCATATTGATCTCAGGTTTCCAGCGGAACACCGTGGACAAATGCTCTTCATTACCCGTTTCATGGGCGATGATTAACAACTTGTCAGCGTTGACCGTCCGATTGACCCGACCTTCAATCTTAATAGCGAAAGGTGACCCGACTTGCACCACGTTCTCAGTCCCCTCAAACGTCTCGGGGAACTGAACCTTTTTGGCGATCTGGTCTTCAATCTCGCGGCGGCACTCAACGGCAACCTTCTCGGCTTCCTTATAACCAATCCACCGCTCGGCAAGTTCGTCAAGCGTAATATCGTCAAAAACTCTCATGATCCAATCTTCCTTATGATGTCGCCAAGATCGGCGTCTTCCCAAACATCCAGCTTGCCGCTACGGTCCTTAGCAAGCCACAACCCATCGTTATCAGTCATCAACGCTCTGCGGGTCATCCCTTCGGCGTCTTTTTCTACCCGCAAAGCCAGTACCTCGTCAAAAAAGTACGGCAAGCTCTGACCCGTCTTGTTCCCCGGCATACTTGGTGCATACAACACGCGGCCCATCTCGTCCTGAGTCTTTTCCAACTTGGCGCTCATATAGACGTGCTTGCCGGGTAGATCGCGGAAGGCCCGGATTACATCGGCCATCTGTTCCTGCATCGCGCCATACGCCGCTCTGGGGTCTTTATTGATCTTCTTCTCAGCGTTCAGCACCACCTCGGCGATCTCCGAAATGCTGTCCAGAGCCACAGACTGAAACTCACCCGCTTCGGCGCTGCTGGTAAGCCACTTGTAGGCCTCCTGAAGCTCCTGCATCGAGGTGATCTCAATGAACGGCAAGTTAGTATCGGCAATACTCAACAAACCGCCTTCGGCACTCAAAATGACCGGCGTTGGTAAGGTCGGAATGAGACTGGTCTTTCCTGCGCCGGCTTGTCCGTAGACCAGCAACTTGACCGCTTGCGCGGTTGCCTCTTTGGTTCTCTTTAACTGAATTGCCATCAGATGCCTCCACTTAGCGCAAGAAACAGGACGATGGCAGCAGATGCGCCTACGGCAATCGACGCCAGCACAATGACCCAAGGCGGGTCTTCTTTAGGTTCAAACTTATTCATTGCTTCCTTTCTCCTTTTCTCTTTTATTTGAGTAAAAGACCGTAACGTACTCGTCTTCGCTATGTTCGCAAAAGTCAATCGTGTTGAATTCCTCGTGAAACTCACGATGAACATGAACAAAAATAATTTCCTCTACCTCTTGCCTGGTAAAAACTACCTTCATGGTTACTCCTTAAGTAAAATAGCGGCGTTGTACAGACCACGGCGAGGATTATTCGCCACCACCTTGCAATGGCCGTTGACCTGCCCACCAAAGGTGAGCGTGTCAATCGACCGAAAGGTTTCCCCTTCGGTTATCAACAACTTTCCGTTAGGGAAAAGTTTCACTCCCCCTTCGCTGGTCGCGGGAAGTTTGCCTTGGTAGGAGATCTTGTCGGCCTCCTTCATCAAGCCGGTCCAATCCTTTGCTTCGTAGCAGGCCTGAAGTTCTTCGTTGACGAATTTCATAACATCACTATCCTTGGTTGTTGCTGCACCGTCCGGCCATCGGTTCGTGCAGTTGTTGCTACTGTATCGGTTTCCACGTAGAGTGTCAACAGAGAGTTTCAACCCAAGGTGAAAAAGTGACAACAGAGGAAGCGATCAAGCACTTTGGCGGGCTGAAAAAGCTCGCCGATGCGCTTGGAATATGGCCCCAAGTTATATACAGATGGGGTGACCGCCCCCCGATGGCCCGTCAATATGAGATCGAAGTTAAGACTGAGGGCAGATTACGTGCAGACCATGAACAAGACTGAACCAACGCAAGGCAATGGAGCAGAGAGCAAGATTGAAGCCGCCCTGACTTACGCCTCATGGGGCTGGCGAGTGTTGCCAGTGGTGCCGAATGGCAAGGTTCCTGCAACCGCCCACGGGGTCAATGACGCAACCACAGACCCAGAGCAAATTAAGCGTTGGTGGGGGCAGAATCCGAACTTGAACGTAGGCATCGCTTGCGGCAGCACCAGCGGGATCGTGGTGTTTGACATTGACCCGCGCAACGGAGGCGATGCTAGTTGGCAGCAATGGCTATCGGATCACGGCCCAATGCCAGACGGTGCTATGGCGCTTACCGCAGGCGGCGGGCAGCACTACGTCGCCAAGCACGTGGATGGCATTCGATCCTGCAAGCTGGCCGACGGGATAGACCTGCTGGCCGATGGCCGCTACTTCATTGTTTACCCGTCCACAATCGAGCACCGCGCCTACGAATGGGAGGCGTCTAGCGATCCGTTAGACGTTGTAGCACCAAGTGTGATACCAGTCCATTGGTTGCCGATGCTCGGCCAGCGTAAGGTAGTGCCAACCACTAACGGGGATCTAATCCAAGGCAACCGTAACGACGGCCTGACGAGCTTGGCCGGTGCTATGCGCTCGTTTGGGATGACCGAAGCAGAGATTCTGGCCGCGATCAGTGTTGCAAATGAGACACGATGCGAGATTCCATTACCAAGCAGCGAGATCAAGCAGATTGCACGCTCTGTCTCACGCTACGAACCAGACGCAGATGTTGCCGCAAGTAGTGCAATCGGCTCAGAGGCCGCAGACGCGCTTTTGTCCGAGTCACCGACACGTGACTACTTCCTAACCCGCGCAACGAGCTTCTTGGGCCAACCAAGCCCCGTGCCGTGGATTGTGAAGGGTTGGCTTCCCGCATACTCCACAACAATGATGTATGGCGAGTCAGGCGTGGGTAAGACCTTCGTTGCACTAGATATGGCCTGTTGTATCGCCAGCGGTATTGACTGGCACGGCATCCGTACCAAACCTGGGATTGTGGTGTATCTGGCCGGTGAGGGGAACTACGGGATGCGCCAGCGTATTGCGAGCTGGTGCAAGCGGAACAACGTAAACAGTTTGGACAACTTGCTAATCAGCAACAAGGCCATTGACATGGATGGACCAGGCGCTGCAACGCAGGTGATCGCCGCAGTCCGGGCGTTGACCTCAGAACCAGTGGCGCTAGTTAACATCGACACCCTTAACAACCATATGTCAGGGGATGAGAACAGCGCCAAAGACTCACGCGCCATGATCAATGCCTGTAACGTGGTCTCAATGGCTCTCAGCGCCACAACAATGCTGATCCACCACCTTGGTCACAGCAACGAAGCCAAGCAGCGTGCGCGAGGTTCTAGCGCGTGGCGCGGGGCATTGGACGCGAGCATTCTGGTTCACGGTAAGAGTCACGAGATTATCGTTAGCTGCACCAAACAAAAGGATGCGCCAGAGCCAGCAGACCTGTTTGGATGTCTCAGCCCAGTAGATCTAGGTTGGCAGGACGAAGATGGGATGCCGCTGCCTGGGGCGGTATTCGAGATGTTTGCCGAGGGCGATCTTCGTATCCCACAACCAAAGGATGACAAGTTGGCAGAACACAAAACCAATCTGGAACGCGCTTGGTTTGTTGGTGGTGCGGAAATTATGGATCAGATGCCATATATCAGCCGGGAGGCGTTTAAGACGTTTTTTCTTGAGCAGGGCATCAAAGCCAACTCCGTCAATCAGCACCTCAAGTCTTCAGCCAGACCGGGGATGATTATCAGGGACCTTACAGATGCTGAAATTATAGGCAAGCACGATAAAGGATGGCTGGTTAAAGATACAGTCTTGGGATCTAAACTCGTTCTAAAAGTTAGTCCGTAACAACCGTAACAAGCCGTAATATGCCGTAACATTGTTACGGCGGCAAAGGCGAGTTTACCGTAACGTAACGTAACACACCCTTTAGGGTGTTACGGTGTTACGGTACGATGCGGAGCGTTACGTTACGCAAAGGTTTCACCTTGAGGGGAAAATCGGGAAATGGCGAAAAGTGAAATTCCAAATCAAGAAAAGAAGAAGAATGGAGGCGCTCGCCCAAACGCAGGTCGGAATCCGTTTGAGCCGAATGACAAGGATCGAGAGATGGTCGAGAAGCTGGCGAACTGGGGAGTGGCCGAGCATCACATCGCCCCGCTGATTGGCGATGGCATAAACACGACCACGCTGCGTAAGTACTTCATGACCGAGCTTGAGCGCGGCAGGGCTAAAGCTAGTGCTGGCATCGGGCAGACGCTGTTCCAGAAGGCAATGGCAGGCGACGTGGCTTCGCTAATCTGGTGGACTAAGACGCAGATGCGCTGGACTGAAGCGCCGCGCCAGATCGAGCTGAGCGGCAACATCTCCATCACCGACGCGCTCGCCCAGGCGCAGGCTCGGCTGATTGAGGCTGAGATCGTGGAGGTGGATGCGCCGTTACTGACCGTAACAGAGCCTGTTACGCTTGTTACGGATGCGGTTACGGTAAGTGAGAAGGTATGTATTGACGCGAAACATCCCGCAAACCCGCATGAATCCTAGGTCGATGGCGGACATATCCTCCGCCATCATTCCGATGAGTCGCAACGCTGACGGCAAAAATCCAATGAAATCAACGGTTTAACGGCCAAAATTCAAGCCCCGAGGGTCCGACCGAGGGTTTTCCCCTAGCGCCGCGAGGGGGCGGGGAGGGCCGGCGGGCGACCGGTCACGGTAACGGTGGGGCCCCACAAGAATTTTTTTTATTTTTTGAAAAATGCAAAAAACTCGTTATAGCGCCGAAGACGAACAGATTTTGATGACCAAGTTATGGTCGCCAACGATTGCTGATAACCCGGAGGCGTTCGTCTTGTTTGCGTTCCCGTGGGGTCAGGCAAACACGCCGTTGGCTAAGTTCAGCGGGCCGAGGAAGTGGCAGCGGGAGATTTTGAGGGATATTGCCAAGCACATTAAGGACAACCAGGGCAAGGTTGACATGGAGACGCTGCGTGAGGCGGTGTCTAGTGGCCGGGGTATTGGCAAGTCCGCGCTGGTGAGTTGGTTGATTCTGTGGATGCTCTCTACCCGGATCGGCTCAACGGTGATCGTGAGCGCCAACAGCGAGAGCCAGCTACGCTCGGTGACCTGGGGCGAGTTGACCAAGTGGCAGGCGATGATTATCAACAGCTACTGGTGGGAGATCAGCGCGACGAAGATTGTGCCGGCGCAGTGGTTAACGGAACTGGTTGAGCGTGATCTAAAAAAGGGGACGCGCTACTGGGCGGCAGAGGGCAAGTTGTGGAGCGAAGAAAACCCAGACGCCTATGCCGGGGTTCACAACCATGACGGGATGATGTTGATCTTTGACGAGGCGAGCGGGATACCAGACCCGATCTGGGCGGTGGGTGCGGGGTTCTTTACCGAGAATATCCTAGACAGGTATTGGTTTGCGTTTAGTAATCCGAGGAGAAATAGTGGGTATTTCTTTGAGACATTTCATGGCAAGCGGGATTTTTGGAAGGGCCGGCAGATTGATGCCAGGGAGGTTGAGGGGACGGATAAGAATACGTATGAGCAGATCATTGCCGAGTATGGGGAGGATTCGCCTCAAGCGCGGGTGGAGGTGTACGGAGAGTTTCCGGCTAGTGGGGATGACCAATTTATTGGGCCAGGTTTGGTGGACGATGCCATGGAGAGGGAAAAATACAAGGATCAGACCGCGCCGATTGTTATTGGGGTTGATCCGGCTCGAGGAGGTTTGGATTCAACGGTGATTGTGGTTAGGCAGGGCCGCGACATTGTTGCGATAAAGCGGTTTCGGGGCGACGATACGATGACAACGGTTGGCAATGTGATTGACGCGATTGAGGAATACAAGCCAACGTTGACGGTAATTGATGAGGGTGGTTTGGGGTATGGGATACTTGACCGATTGGTTGAGCAAAGGTATAAGGTGCGAGGGGTCAATTTTGGCTGGAAGGCTAAAAACCCGGTGATGTGGGGAAATAAACGGGCAGAGATGTGGGGTGCTATGCGTGACTGGTTGCGGTCTGCGAGCATTCCGAAGGATCGGCAATTAAAGGCCGATCTGGTTGGCCCGATGAAAAAGCCCAACTCGGCGGGAACGATCTTCCTTGAGGGAAAGAAGGAGATGAAGTCTAGGGGTTTAGCGAGTCCCGATGCGGCTGATGCACTAGCCGTGACGTTCGCTTACCCTGTGGCGCATCGAGAATACAAAGAGCCACCTAGGACGTTAAAGTCTAGTGGGTCTACAATGTCTGGATCTTGGATGGGATCATAAATGCTTAAAAAGTCTGCTTCTCCTAAAGCGTTCAAAGAAAACATCAAGACTGAAGTAAAGGCCGGTAAGCCGGTCAAGCAAGCAGTTGCAATTGCATATGCTACCAAGCGTGAAGCGGCGAAGAAGAAATGAGTAAGACTGGCTTATACGCCAATATTCATGCGAAGCAGGAACGTATTAAGGCTGGTTCTGGCGAGAAGATGAATAAGGTTGGCAGCAAGAATGCACCAACGGCCAAAGACTTCAAAGAGTCTGCGAAGACTGCAAAGAAGAAATGAAGAAAGGCGTGTCGCTATCGGTCGGGCGCAGCGAGAAGTTGCCGGTTAGCAAAGGCGCAGGTCTGACCGAGAAGGGGCGCGAGAAATACAATCGTGAGACTGGTAGTAACTTAAAAGCGCCAGCGCCCAATCCAAAGACGGAAGCGGATAAGGGTAGGAAGTCTAGCTTTTGCGCTAGAATGGAAGGGGTTGTAGCCCACGCCAAAGGCGATGCAGAGCGGGCTAAGGCTTCACTTAAACGCTGGAAGTGTTGATGTCTGACTCTCATCCCTTGGTCTTAATTGGTTTAAGCAGAGATGTCTGACTACACCGGAATTAACGCTGTTGGCAACGTCGCTTTGGGTGGTAAGCCACTCAAGAGCGACTCGGATGTGCTGTCAACAGCGCGGGATCGCCTGTCAATGGCAATCTCGGCGTACTCGGAAAGTCGAGAGGATGAGCTAGACGACCTGCGGTTCTACGCTGGCAGTCCTGATAACCAGTGGCAGTGGCCCGCAGATGTGCTGGCGACCCGTGGTGCGGTGCAGGGACAGACGATTAATGCGCGGCCATGCTTGACCATAAATAAGCTGCCGCAGCACGTACATCAGATCACCAATGATCAGCGCCAGAACCGGCCTAGCGTGAAGGTTATTCCGGTTGATGATAACGCAGACGTTGAGGTTGCCGAGATTTTCAACGGCATGATTCGGCATATCGAGTACATCTCGGATGCAGATGTGGCCTACGATACTGCCTGTGAGAACCAGGTTGCGTATGGCGAGGGTTACATCCGAGTTTTGACCGAGTATTGTGATGACAATACGTTTGACCAAGATATTAAAATAGCTCGGGTACGCAATAGTTTCAGCGTTTACATGGACCCGCTGATTCAAGACCCATGCGGCTCAGATGCAAAGTGGTGTTTTATCACCGAGGACTTGAGCCAAGAGGAATATCACCGGCTTTTCCCGAATGCGTCGCCATTGTCTACGCTGGAAACGCTAGGTATTGGGGATCAAAATTTAAGCCAATGGCTAAATACGGATACGATCCGTATTGCTGAGTATTTTTATATTGAATACGACAAGCAGACGCTGAATTTGTACCCCGGCAACGTGACTGCGTTTCAAGGAACGCCGGAAGACAAAGAATTACGTGCGGTTTACGGCAAACCAAAGAAATCACGCCAAGCGGATCGCAAGAAGATCAAGTGGTGCAAGATTAATGGCTACGAAATCCTTGAAGAGCAGGAATGGGCCGGTAGTTGCATCCCTGTTGTGCGGGTAATTGGCAACGAATACGAGGTTGAGGGCCGGATTTACATTAGTGGGCTGGTTCGTAACGCCAAAGATGCACAACGGATGTACAACTACTGGACTAGCCAAGAAGCAGAGATGCTGGCGCTGGCTCCAAAAGCCCCGTTTATTGGTTATGGCGGTCAGTTTGAGGGGTATGAAACCCAATGGAAGACTGCAAACACGCAGAATTGGCCTTATTTGGAGGTCAATCCAGATGTAACGGACGGTCAGGGTGCTGTATTACCGTTACCGCAACGTGCGCTGCCGCCAATGGCCCAAACTGGCTTGATTCAAGCCAAAATGGGCGCATCCGAGGACATCAAGTCCGCAACTGGACAGTACAACGCATCACTTGGGCAACAATCGAACGAGCGTTCTGGCAGGGCTATTTTGGCCCGCCAGCGTGAGGGTGACGTTGGCACTTACCACTACCAAGACAACTTGGCACGGGCAGTTCGCTACGTTGGTCGGCAGTTGGTTGACCTAATCCCCAAGATTTACGACACGCAGCGTATTGCCAGAATCATTGGATTAGATGGCGAGACAAAGATGGTCAAGATTGACCCGACTCAGGCCGAGCCGGTGCGTAAGATCCAGAACCAAGAAGGGATTGTGATCGACAAGATCTACAATCCGGCGGTCGGTAAGTACGACGTAGTGGTTGCGACGGGTCCAGGCTATGCCACCAAGCGCCAAGAGGCTCTTGAGGCGATGGCGCAACTACTGCAAGGTAATCCGCAACTGTGGGCGGTGGCTGGTGACCTATTCGTCAAAAATATGGACTGGCCTGGGGCGCAGGAGATGGCAAAGCGGTTTGCCAAGACGATTGACCCCAAATTGATGGGCGACGCCGAGGACAATCCGGCTTTGCAAGCAGCGCAGCAGCAGATGCAAGCGATGGCGGCAGAGTTGGATCAATTGCACAATATGCTGCAAAATGTTGGCAAGTCAATGGAAGCGCAGGACATGGAGCGCAAGGATTTTGAGGCTAAGATCAAGGCGTTTGACGCTGAGACTAAGCGCATTACCGCTGTTCAGGCTGGTATGTCCGAAGAACAGATCCAAGACATTGCGATGGGCGTGGTGGCTGCGGCTATGGAGTCGCAAAGTATGCTGATGCCTGAGATGCGTGAGCAGCCTACGCAAATGGAAATGATGCCTGAACAGGTTGAATACGCACCACAGCAAGGAATGATGTCATGAAATGCGCGGATTTTGTTGGGCTTTTGTTCTTGGCGCGAGATGTAGCCCATAGCGTACATCTCAACACGCGCAGCTACAGCAAACACAAGGCGCTTGGGCATTTTTACGAACTGATTATTGAAGCGGCAGATGATTTTGCCGAAGCGTACCAAGGTCGGCATGGGTTGATCGGTCCGATTACACTAATGACCGCCAAGAAAACGACTAATATTGTTGAGTTCTTAGAAACTCAACTTGCTGAGATTGAATCGGCCCGATACGAAATTGTTGACAAGACAGATATGGCTTTGCAGCAGTTGATTGACAACATTATTGAAATTTACTTACGCGCCTTGTATCGGCTGCGCTTCTTGGCATGACAATTTCGGTAACCCACACTACGCCAGCGGACGGCTCGTTTAGCGCCACTGGCGCGGCTGCGTGGAATGCCACACACTCGTTTACTGGTGTTTTAGACGTAGCAAACGGCGGCACCGGCACGGCAACGCCAGCATTAGTGGCCGGTACAAACGTCACGATCACCGGAACCTGGCCTAATCAGACAATTAATTCGTCGGGTGGTGGGGGTTCCGGGTCTGTTACAAGCGTTTCTGTTACTTCGGCAAACGGACTTGCAGGCACTGTAACCAACCCCACTACAACCCCTGCGATAAGCCTTTCTACGACCGTTACTGGGCTACTCAAAGGAAATGGCACTGCAATCAGTGCTGCAACGGCAAACACAGACTATCAGTCGCCTATTACGCTGACTACAACTGGAAGTTCTGGCGCAGCCACGTTTAATGGCACCACGCTTAATATCCCGCAATATACTGGCGGCGGGGGTAGTCCTAACTTGGACGGCGGCACGCCAAGCAGCAATTATGGCGGGATCACCGCAATTGACGGAGGTACACCGTAATGGCCGTTCAGATTCAACTTAGAAATGGCACTGCCGCTCAATGGACTTCTGCTAATCCTACGCTCGCTGTTGGTGAATTAGGCGCAGAGACAGATACCGGAAAGTTTAAGATTGGCACTGGGTCAACGGCTTGGAATAGCCTTGCTTACGCGGCGGTTGGTACTGTTACTTCCGTAGGCCAATCGTTTACTGGCGGTATTGTTTCTGTTACTGGTTCTCCAGTTTCTACTTCCGGAACGCTGGCCCTAACGGTTGCCGGTACAAGCGGTGGCGTGCCGTATTTTTCAAGCGGCACGACCTGGGCTTCCAGCGCCGCGCTTGCTTCTAATGCGCTGGTTGTCGGCGGCGGGGCTGGTTCTGCGCCTTCTACAGTTACGACTGGCACTGGGGTTGTCACGGCGCTTGGCATAAATACGGGTTCTTCTGGGGCTTTTGTAGTCAACGGTGGGGATCTTGGAACCCCCTCTGCCGGTGTAGTAACAAATCTAACCGGCACCGCATCAATCAACATCAACGGTACTGTTGGCGCTACGACTCCGACGACCGGGGCGTTTACTACTGCAACGGCTAGAGCGGCGGCAACGCAAGACTCTGTAATCCTGCAAGGGCGAGCTGGCGGCACATCTAGCTATGGCGTAACACTTACCCCAACAACGCTTACTGCTAGCCGCACGTTAACGCTTCCTGATGCTACTGGAACATTATTGGTTAGCGGTGGAGCTTTAGGCACTCCATCAAGTGGGACGTTGACTAACGCGACTGGATTGCCAATATCTACAGGCGTTTCAGGGTTAGGAACTAACGTTGCTACATTCTTAGCCACACCATCCAGCGCCAATTTAATCTCAGCGGTTACTGATGAGACTGGCACAGGGATATTGGTCTTTAACAATACGCCTGCGCTGACCAACCCAACGGTCACTAACTATGTTGAGACGGCGTATACAGCCAACACCAGCACCGCAATTACTGTTGCTTTAACTAACGGTACGGTTCAAATTCTGACGTTGACTGGTAACGCAACGATCACAATGCCCACAGCGGTGGCTGGCAAGTCATTTATTATTATTTTGGCACAAGACGCCACTGGAAGCCGGACGGTTACTTGGTCAACAGTATCATGGCCTTCAGCGACCGCACCCACAATTACTAGCACCGCCAGCAAGAAGGACATCTATTCGTTCTTCTCTGACGGAACTAGCTGGTACGGAACGACTATTGGGCAGAACTACACATAATGTTTGCTGCATCTAAATCAGGCCAAGCAGCGGCGGCTGCGGACCCATATTTTCCGTATGTTCCTCTGCTGTTGGAGACAACCAGCACAAACGGGCAGCAGAACAACACGTTCTTAGATTCCAGCAGCAACACATTCACCATCACCCGTAACGGCACTCCAACACAAGGTTCTGTCACTCCGTATTGGCCTAATGGGTATTGGAGTAATTATTTTAGTGGCGCGGATTATTTAACAACATCAAACACTGCCCCGCTTCAATTTGGTGCGTCAGATTTTACTATTGAGGCGTGGGTCAACGTCAACGATTTAAGCAACAATCGATACATAACAATACAAGAAAAAAACGCCGCACAATCAAACACCGACCTTGGTGTTCTTTTTGTTGTTCTTTCAACGGGTGCTGTTTATCTTGGATGGTGTTCTGGCGCAACCCAAGCAAATATTACGTCTGCTACGGGTCTTATAAAAACAGGGGTGTGGAACCACATTGCAGCAGTTCGTATTGGAAGCGCATTTGCCCTGTATGTAAACGGGGTATCTAGAGGAACGGCAACGTCTGCCGTAACAATTAACTCAGCACTTTTTACTAATGTGGGGAGATATTCAACAGAGGGCGCCACCACCTCAATGATTGGTTACATTTCTTCATTGCGAATTGTTAAAGGTGTTGGCGTTTATACAGGGGCATTTACGCCGCCAACAACCCCGCTTGCTTCAACGCAGTCTTCTGGCACCAACATTTCCCAAATTACTGGAACCCAAACATCATTTCTCACTTGCCAAAGCAACCGATTTATTAACAATAGCCCTAATACTTTTGCTATTACGGTTAACGGGACTCCCATAGCCCAAGCATTTCAGCCATTCTCACCCGTCGCCTCTTATACTACTGCAGCGTATGGGGCGAGCGGTTATTTTAACGGGAGCACCGATTATTTAAGTATTGCTGACAATGCGGCATTGCAACTTGCTGCTGGAGATTTTACAATTGAAGGTTGGTTCTACATTTCTGGGGCCACTTCAACTGCTTACAATTTGATCAGCAAAGGTACTGCCACAACTGGTTGGTCATTAAACACTACTACTGGCGCAAGAATTCAATTTAGTTACACAGCGTCAAACTTAACGGGTGCAACTACAACGCTTGTTCAAAATGCTTGGTACCACATTGCAGTAGTTCGATCTGGTAGTTCGGTTGGTAATTTAAAAATTTATATTAACGGTGTACAGGAGGTTGCAAGTGCGGGCGCAGTAACCGATAACTTTAACCAAACTAGCATAATGTACATTTCTGCTAGTAGAACGGCTACTTTACCTTTAAATGGTTATTCTTCAAATATTAGAATAGTAAAAGGCACCCCGGTTTACACCGGCGCATTTGCCCCGCCAACCTTGGCACCAATAAAAACTGCCGGTTCTACAAGCGCGGCAAGTTATTCAAGCACGACCAACGTAGATATAACTTTTGCGGCGGCAAACACCAGTCTACTTCTTGACTTTACAAATTCGGGGGTTTATGACGCCTCTGTTCAAAACAACGCGATCACAGTTGGGGATGCTCAATCGTCAACCACGGTATCAAAGTGGTCGCCAACAAGCATGAAGTTTGATGGCACTGGGGATTGGTTAACGTCTATTGACGGTCCGCAACTTCAGCTTGGCACAAGTGACTTTACGGTTGAGGGATGGTTTTATTTGTCTGCAAACGGTGTGGCTTACGGACTTGTAAGCAAGGGTACGGCAAGCACTGGATGGTCTGTAAACGTAACGTCTAGCAATCGTTTGCAATTTGCCTACACCGCATCAACCTTGACGGGCGCAACGACTACGCTGGCAGCAACAACTTGGTATTACTTTGCGGTAGTTAGGTCTGGGTCTGCAACCGGGAACCTCAAAATTTATATTAACGGAACGCTTGAAGCCACTAGCGGCGGCGCTGTGACGGACAACTTTAACCAGACTAATATTTTGTACGTTGGAGCTAGCCGTACTGGAACAAACCCACTTAACGGCTATCTCCAAGACGTTCGAATTACCAGAGGTTTTGCTCGCACTGTAACCACAACGCCAACCGCAGCATTCCCAACGAGGTAGTCATGCAGCTTTCTAACCAAGACCTCATTATTAAAGACCACACAGAGTGGTTTCCCAACACTTCGTTCGGTGATCGCGGTCCTACTCTTGATTGGGTTGCCGAGCAAGGTTACTACGTCATCACAGTGTGGAAACCCTACGACCACACAACGGAAAAGCTGGTATCTGCTGCCCCGCATCTGTATGACGGGATGTGCTGCATCGTTGACGTTGAGCCGTTGACCGCTGAAGAACTTCAGTCACGTATTGACACCCAATGGTCCGTGATCCGTAGTCAGCGTAACCAGATGCTCAAAGATTCAGACTGGACGCAGTTAGAAGATTCCCTGGTAGACAAGGCAAAATGGACAACCTATCGCCAAGCACTTCGTGATATAACTACGCAAGATGACCCGTTTAAAATTACTTGGCCGACATGAACTCATTTTTTGGCGGTGCTTTTTTTGCTGGAGATTTTTTTCAGTCTGTTGTCACTGGCGCAGAACAATTGTTGATTAAACTTCGGTCATTTACCGAAAGAAGGAGATTCTAATGGCTATTAACCTCAAGGCGATTACCTCTGTAATGGGGTATCAGCAGATCACAAGTCTGAGTTCTGCTACCAAACTGACCGTGCCGCCCCGCGATATAAGCGGATTGATTGGCTCACCTCGGATTGCGATCATTACGCCTGAGACGCAAGCAGTGCGTTGGCGGGACGATGGCGTGGCCCCTACCGCTACAGTTGGGATGCCGTTAGCTGCTGGTGTTACGTTGCAGTACGACGGTGATCTGTCTCAGATCCAGTTCATTGAACAGACTGCCAGCGCCAAACTCAACATCACCTATTATTCTTGAGGTTGAAATGCAAGTCTCTAACGACTCCGCTGCTGTGAACTACGTTGATTATTTCACCAAGCAGTTTCCAATTGATCTGGCTAACATGGCCGCGTTGCGTGACGAGCTGGCTGTTCGACAGGGTGCTTTGTCTGCCGCCCAAGATGCGATGGCTGACCGAGAACGCGCCAAGCAAGAGCTAGATGCGGCTAACGCAGAAGCAGCCTCACTACGGGCTGATGCAGCAACTGACCGCGCAGCGGCAAAGCAGGAACTTGCTGATGCCAAGGCCAAAGCCAAAGATCTAAATGCCCAGGCTAAGGCTGCGCTTGCCGATGCGGTAGACCGTGAGACTGCGGTTGAGTTGCGCGAGAAAGCTGTGGCAGATCGTGAGGCTTATCAGACTGCTGCCCAGGTTGATATTGATAGCCAACAAGCCGATTTGAAAGCCCAGACTGCCGCCTTGGACGCCCGCATCAAAGCGTTCCAAGATAAAGTTGCTGCACTTACTGCGTAGGACACAAAATGGCCGTTAGTCTTTCACCGATTGGTGGTGCGGGTTGGCAGTTTTTTGACAACAACGGCGCTCCGTTGACTGGCGGCAAACTGTACACATACGCTGCCGGTACTACCACTCCGCAAGCCACTTATACTACTGTCAGCGGTGCAACTGCCCATGCCAATCCAATTATTTTGGATTCTGCGGGTCGAGTGTCTGCTGGCGGGCAGATCTGGTTGCTTACTGGCGTTTCGTACAAATTTGTACTTAACACCAGCGTCGATACGCAGTTGTGGAGCGCCGACAACATTACTGGCATTTCCGGCGCTGGTCTTGTAGAGAATTTTACCGGCACTGGTTCTCAAACTGTGTTCACTCTTGCCAACGCGCCGTTTAATGAAAACACCACTCAGGTGTACATCAATGGTGTGTACCAGCAAAAAAACACATACACGGTTGTTGGTACTTCGCTGACGTTCTCAACCGCTCCTCCATACACGGCCAGCATCGAAGTGCTATATGTCTAACAGTAAAATTTCCGCGCTAACAGGGGCAACAACGCCGCTTGCTGGCACGGAAGTTTTGCCTATTGTTCAGGGCAGCACTACCAAACAAGTATCTGTTGCAAACTTGACCGCTGGTCGAGCTATTAATGCTTCCACTGTTGAAACAACTGGCGAAACACGGTTTGGCACAACCAGTTCTGGTGGAAGTGCAACCAACACCAACAAAACTATTGGTGGCGTCTTTACAACATTGCACCAGTCTGGAATTTCATTCCCTGCCGGAGCAAATACGTTATTTACGTTGGCAGACCTTGGCGCTGCACAGACATGGTTTGTGATTGCAAACTGTAATGGTAACGTGACAAGCGTATATCATTCAGTAGCAATTGTTCGTGCAAATAACACGGATGTGAGTGTTACACCACTCGTTACATCTGCTCTTGGCGTGATTAGTGTTAGTGGATTGAATATTCAATACACCCAGTCATCTGGTGGAACGCAGCCAGGCGGGATGTTTTTTGCAATCCGTTTGTCTTGATGCAGATAATAATGAAAAACAGAATTGCAAACATAGAGCGATTTCTAGATTCAGGAGTTGTGACTGGTGTACTGATTGAATTTAGTCTGCAAGAAGTTGGACTGGCATACCATTCCGAACTTGTCCATCTTGATCAAAAAGACCCTTCTGATACAACCTTTGTGAAATTTGAAGAACTTACAGAGTCACAAGTTTTGGAATGGGGTTTGGAAAAAATAAAGCCAAAAAGAATTGTTGAGATTGAAGCCAATTTGCGCGACGAAATACAGAAAGCAAACAGTCAATCTTTGATTTATGGCGTGCCTTGGAAACAAATTCCAGCATAGGTTAAATTTAAGGAATTCAAATGTCTTTGACCAAAGTTTCGTACTCAATGATCAACGGGGCCGCAGTTAACGTCCTTGATTACGGTGCTGATTCAACTGGTGTGGCTAACAGCACTGCTGCTATCCAAGCAGCGATTAACACCGGTCAAACTGTGTGGATTCCAACTGGCACGTATTCGGTTACAACATTAGACTTAAAAGGCAAATACCCTAATATTATTGGCGATGGTATTAGTCAGACAATTATTAAAGCCCGTTCTTCTATTACAACAATTTTTGACGCTGCTGATGCAAGTGATGTTCAAATTTCTCCCTTGCTAATTAGCAATCTTACTATTGACGGGAATGGTTTAGTAACCGCATCGGCAATTTCCATGCGGTATCGTCATTTTGCAAAAATTGATACTTGTTTAATTAAAAACGCATCTGCTACAGGTGCGGCTGGCATTTATGCGATTGATTCATTTTTATGTATTTTTTCAAATTGCCAAGTTAATGCTTGCTACAACGGAATAACCTTGGAGGGTAGCAATCACAGATCAACTGTAAATTCTTGCAGTTTTATTGGATGCACAAATACTGGTATTAATGCCCGATCCAATGGAACTGCATTGGACGGAAACATGGCGCTTGTGTTTAACAATTGCGATGTTGAATTTGGTACAGGACTTGGTGCGTATTTGAACGTAACAAGTGCTGCGTTCTACGGCTGTTACATGGGTGAAAACCTTAATGGGCCATCTTTTTTTGTAGATGGTGGAAACATTGTTGTTGACAGTGGAGTTGTGTTTTTTGGTTACACAACTAACTCATTTGCTATAACAGGTACGCAAGGGAATGTTGTCATAAGAAACGCAAAAGTTTCTGGTCAAGTTTACGGTTCAATATCACAACTAATTGCAGGTGACGGTAAAAATACATATCGTTTTCAAGACTGCGATATTGGAGCAACAACTGGCGGCAATCAAGTAGTCACTGGTGACATATTAGACTATGGCCCTCAAAATCAAGTATTTTGCCAGCGCCTTGGTAAAAATTGGACAGCAACAACAAACAACACTACGTCAACATCTGCGTTAATTGGAAATAATGGTCGAAGAAATACCTGTAACACAGTTATTGGCGCGACTCCAATTATCGGTTTGCAATCAACTCTTGTGAATAATTCCCAATGGTTGGATGGTCAAAAACTATATTTAGTTATTGTTTATAAGGCCAGCACTGTTGGCACATTGGATGTTAAATTAAGTGGCAGTTCTTTCGGTGGCGCACCCACTGTTTCTTTAGGCTTTCCACCAAATGCCTCAGTAACAACTACATACATTAAATTGGATCAAACCGCGTCTAATGCTGCTTACACAATCATTGAATTTCTTGCTATAAATTGTGCGGCAAATGATTTTATTGAAATCCAAGAATGTTATTTGGCTGACAACACAATGCTTCAAAACAATGCTTTAGCTGACGTAAGAAATTTGTACAAATGTTAAGCCTTACTGGTACGGACCACCAGTATAGGCTTGCACAACTTGACAAAATGCTAAATAATACCGTATAATACCGTACCGGCGCGGCTCACCGGGGAATCTCAGGATTCACAATGACCGAAGAAGTAGCGATTGAAGCGGAAGTAGCGCCCGCGCCGGAACTGGAAGCCACGGCAGCCCCAGAACCTGTAGTAGATACGCCGGAAGTTTCGCCCAAGACATTCTCGCAAGAGGAACTTGATGCCGCGATTCAAAAACGTCTCGCAAGAGAACAGCGAAAGTGGGAGCGTGAGCGTCAAGCACCGCCGCACGTTGCCGTTGATGTTCCACCTGTAGATCAGTTTGATTCGGTTGATGCTTACGCAGAGGCCAAAGCAATCAAATTAATTGAGCAGCGTGAGCAGCAGCGCCAACAGACGGAGATTCTTGAGGCGTATCACGAGCGTGAAGAAGAGGCTCGGACCAAGTACGATGACTTTGAACAGGTCGCGTACAACCCAAGTCTTAAAATCACGACCGTGATGGCGCAAGCGATTCAAGCCTCTGATGCTGGCCCTGATGTAGCGTACTACCT